ATATTGACGAGGCAGCCATTATACCAAATAATGTAGCCGAGGAATTCTTTACATCAACCTATCCAACCATTATGGCTGGAGAAACTACCAAAGTATTATTAACATCTACACCTTTAGGTTATAATCACTTTTGGAAATTTTGGAATGATGCTACTGAAGGTAGAAATGGTTTTGTACCTTTACAGATTGAATACTGGAAAATACCAGGTAGAGATGAAAAGTGGGCTGCTGAACAAAAAGCCGTTCTTGGTGAACTTAAATTTAACCAAGAAGTGTTATGTACATTCCTTGGTTCGTCTAATACTTTAATTGCACCTGATACCATTGCAAGACTTTCCCCTATCAGTTGGTTACATTCTAAAGACGGATTAGATGTTTTAGAGTACCCAATAGCCGGGCATACTTATTTCTGTTCTGTAGATACTTCTAGAGGTGTTGGGGGAGATTACTCTGCCTTTACTGTAATGGATACTACAGAATTTCCATTTAAAATTGTAGCTAAATATAGAGACAATAAAATAAGCCCATTATTATATCCTACAGTTATTCATAAAATTTGTAAAGATTATAATTATGCATATGTTCTAGTTGAAATTAATGATATTGGTCAACAGATTGCCGATATTATTCACAATGATCTAGAATACGAGAATATGATTTGGGTAGGTAGTGATTCAAGATATGGACAGGTAATGTCTAGTTCTGGTAGGCATTCTAATCTAGGTGTTAGAACTACTAAACAAATTAAGCGAATTGGGTGTTCAACACTCAAGTCATTAGTAGAAGAGAATAAATTATTAGTATTTGATCAAGATATTATTTCAGAGTTTTCAACCTTTATCGAGCACAATGGTGTATTCCAAGCCGATGAAGGTTATCACGATGATTTAACAATGACGTTAGTACTTTTTGCATGGGCCACAAATGACCCTATGTTTAAAGATCTAATGAATGTAAACAATAGGAAGGCATTGTATAGTGCCCAAATGCAATCCATTGAAGATGAACTAACACCGTTTGGTTTTATCGATAATGGAGTACCAGAGGAAGAACAAGCTATAATTGACGGGGATGATCTTTGGTTAACCGATAGGTATAAGAAAGATTACTCAGATTTCATCAGCGAAAGACGCTGGAATTAGTCAAAGTTTGTTATTTATAAATATACTGGTATAAAATTTGTTATGCGAAATAACATTATAAGGAGATAAAAATGGCATTTCAGCTTTCACCAGGCGTTTTAGTAACGGAACAAGACCTTACATCGGTCGTACCTTCAGTTGCTACAACAGCCGGCGGTTTTGCTGGCGCATTTCAATGGGGTCCTGTAAGACAGGTTACCACAATAAGCACAGAAAACGATCTAGTAACTGTATTTGGAGTACCTAACAGTACTACCTATAATTCATTTTTTACTGCATCGAACTTCTTGTCTTATGGTAATAACTTACAAGTTATCCGCGTTGTAAATGAAGCTACAGCAAGAAACGCAAAATCAAACGTATCAGCAACAGCAATTATTGTTAGAGGCGAAGATCACTATAATGCATCTTATTTAAGTGGTGGTTCTGGCCAAGGCTTGTATATTGCAAAATATGCAGGCGCATTAGGTAATTCAATTAAAGTATCAGTAGCCGATGCTAATACATTTTCAACTTGGGCATATGCAACTAATTTTGATGCTGCACCTAGTACATCACCTTATGTGAGTGCTATTGGTGGTTCAAATGATGAAATGCATGTAATTGTTTTTGATGCATTAGGTTCATTTACTGGTACAGTTAATACAGTTCTTGAAAAATTCTCTTTTGTATCTAAAGCAGTTGATGCTACAAGACCAGATGGGACTTCTTCCTATTACAAAGACGTAATTAACAACCAATCAAAATATATTTGGTGGGGTGCCCATGAGACGGCTAATGTAGCAACTGTTGCTGGTGGTCAAACAATAGGTTCTATTGCGAATGCTTCATCATTCTCTAACCTAACATCTTCCCCTAACGTTACCTTGACTGGTGGTGTTTCTGGAGATAGCCCAACAGACGGTAACATTACAGCAGCTCTATCAGTATTTGCAAATAGCGAATTGTATGATGTTTCTTTACTACCATTAGGAAGTGCATCAGCTGTAGTGGCTAATTATGCAATTTCAAGTATTGCTGAAGTAAGAAAAGATTGCGTTGTGTTTGTATCTCCTTTACTTGTCAACGTTACAAATAACGCTGGAAGTGAAGCAACCGATATAGTTACATTCCGTAATACTTTAACTTCTAGCTCTTATGCAGTATTAGACTCTGGTTGGAAATATCAATATGACCGTTATAACGATCAATACAGATATGTGCCATTGAATGGTGATACAGCTGGTCTTGCAGTTCGCACAGACTTTGTATCCGATCCTTGGTTCTCACCTGCTGGTTTCAACCGCGGACAAATTAAGAACGTAGTTAAGTTACCTTACTCACCATCAGCTACTGATCGTGACACATTGTACAAGGCAGGTGTTAATCCTGTAGTTACATTCCCTGGTCAAGGTACAATACTTTACGGTGATAAGACATTGTTGGCTAGACCATCTGCTTTTGATCGTATTAACGTTCGTAGATTGTTTATTGTGCTTGAAAAAGCAATTGCTACTGCTTCTAAGTATCAGTTGTTTGAATTTAACGATCCGTTTACAAGAGCACAATTTAAGAATTTAGTTGAACCGTTCTTAAGAGACGTAAAAGGTCGTCGTGGTATTACTGACTTTAAAGTAGTTTGCGATGAATCTAATAACACCGGACAGGTAATTGACACCAACGGCTTTGTTGCCGATATCTATATTAAGCCTGCTCGTGCGATTAACTTCATACAGCTCAACTTTATTGCAACCCGCACCGGAATTTCTTTCGAAGAAGTCGGCGCTTAATAAAGGAGAGAAATAAATGGCAACAACTTTTAATGTAGAAAGCTTTAAATCAGCTTTAACCAACGGTGGTGCACGTCCTAATCAATTTGCCGTTCAGTTATCATTCCCAACGTATGTAACTGGACAGGCACTTGCAGTAGCAAGAGCACCATTCTTAGTATCAGTAGCCGAGTTACCTGGTCAAACAGTTAACCCTGCTATTGTACAATACAGAGGTCGTGAGGTTAAGTTTGTAGGTGACCGTATTTACGCACCATGGACCATTACAGTTTTAAATGACGCAGATATGTCAATTAGAAATGCAATGGAACAATGGATGGGGGGCATGGAAGACTATGCTACTAAATTTGGTCAATTGCAACCTTCACAGTACCAAAGAGATCTTCAAGTATTCCAATTAGATAGAAATGGAAATGCTTTAAAGGCTTACAATATTCGGGATGCATTTCCTGTAGATTTATCACCAGTAGGTTTAGACTTTGGTGCTAATGATCAGATATCTTCATTTACAGTAACCTTCCAATATCAATATTTTACTACTTCTAATAACCCATTAGGTAGTATTGTTAATTTTGGTGGTGCTTTTAAATAATTTGAATAATACATAATGTTTATTAATAATAAGTATAAAAAATGGTATGAAAATATCATTAAAAACGCTAGAGGTAGAGAAGCCTCCAGCGATACTTATTATGAAAAACATCATATCCTTCCTAAATCTTTAGGGGGAAATGACTATAAAGAAAATTTAGTTAAACTTACTGCTAGAGAACATTTTTTGGTTCACCTTCTTCTTACTAAGTTTACTACCGGTATATTTAGAAGAAATATGTGTTTTGCCCTTTCTTCTTTTCATAGAAGTAATAAATTTCAAAAAAGAGTGTTTAACTCGTTTCAATATAGCGCCTTGAGAAAAATTTCATTAGAGACGTGCCTACATATGATAAAAGATAGGAATTTTCCAAAAGGAAAAGATCATCCTATGTTTGGAAAAACACATTCTATGGTGGCAAAAAGTAAAATAAGGCAATCTAAATTTAAAAACGGTTGGATTACTCCATGGGGTAAATTTGAATATATTAGCGATGCAACGACCTTTGCTAAGAATAATAATCAAGTTATTAGTGTTAAGGATAATGATACTCTGAAGAAGTACTGTACAACAACAAATATGATAGCAATATCTGGTAAACGTTCAAATAAAGAATGGGTTGGAAAAACACCATTTGAGTTAGGTTTTGGAGTGGAAACAATATAATGGTCTCTATTTTTGGTTTTACTATTGGTCGTGAAGATAAGCAACCGGCGTTAAAGAGTCAATCCTTTATAACGCCGGTATCTGATGACGGTACCTCTGTAGTCGCCGCTGGTGGCTATTACGGTACATATGTTGATATTGATGCGGCAGCTCGTTCAGAGAGCGAGCTGATTTCGCGTTATCGTGATATTAGTAATTACCCCGATGTAGATAATGCAATCGAGGAAATTATTACTGAAGCAATTGCCGCAGTTGACGAAGAAGATCCAGTTTCTCTAAATTTAGATACACTAGATCTTTCTGATAAGATAAAGGGCTCTATACAAGAAGCCTTCGAAGAAGTTATTAATTTATTGGACTTTAAAGATAAAGCCCATGATATCTTCAGAAGATGGTATGTAGATGGTCGTTTATATTATCAGAAAGTTATAGATCCAAAGAAACCTAAACAAGGTATTCAGGAACTAAGATATATTGATCCTCGTAAAATTAGAAAAGTACGAGAGATTAAGAAAGAAAAAAATACCGCAACTGGTGTAGATCTTATAAAAGAAATTCAAGAATTTTTCATCTATAATGAAAAAGGTATGAATTATGCACCAAGTCAAAGTCCTAATACCAACAATGGAATTAAGATTTCGCCTGATACTATTACATTTGTACCATCTGGTCTTTTAGACTTAGATAGAAATGTAGTTATTGGTTATTTAAACAAGGCTATTAAGCCTGTTAACCAATTAAAAATGATGGCTGACTCCTTGGTCATTTATAGACTGAGTAGGGCACCCGAGAGAAGAATATTTTATATTGACGTAGGTAACTTACCAAAGGTAAAAGCCGAACAATATATGAAAGATATCATGAACAGATATCGAAATAAAATTGTCTATGATTCCACAACTGGTGAAATTAAAGACGATAGAAAATTTATGACCATGCTTGAGGATTTCTGGTTACCCCGCCGTGAAGGTGGAAGAGGTACAGAAATTACTACATTACCGGGTGGAGAAAATTTAGGTCAAATTGCCGACATTGAATACTTTCAAAAGAAGGTATATCAAGCTTTAAATATTCCTACTTCAAGGTTTGAAGAGCAATCTGGATTTAATTTTGGACGAGCAGCTGAAATTTCAAGAGATGAGATGAAGTTTGCAAAGTTTATTACTCGTATTCGTAGAAAATTTAATTCGTTGTTTGACGATCTTATGGAGACCCAATTGGTTTTAAAGGGTGTAATTACACCTGAAGACTGGAGTAAGATTAAAAATTCTATGGTGTATGTATATGCACAAGATCAATATTATCAAGAAATGAAAGAGGCTGAGAATCTTCGAAATAGAGTAGATGTTCTCAACCAAATAACTCCTTATGTAGGACTTTATTTTAGTAAAGATTATATTCGCCGTAATGTATTGAAACTAACAGATAAAGAAGTTGAAGATATTGCTTTACAAAATAAAGATGATCCAATGGAATTACAACCAGGAATGCCTGGAGCAGATCAAGCTATTGCAATGGATAATCAAGATCAGCAAGCACAATTTCAACAGCAACAATTGCAGCAACAGAAAAAAGCACGATAAATATATTATTAAGGGGATAAAATGGATACTACAGAATTAATTGATCAGATGATTACAGATATTTTAGCTGGTAATAATGTTGAAGCTAAAGATATTTTTGATCAAGCTATTGGATTAAAAGTTTCCGATGCTTTAGAGGTCAAGAAAGTAGAAGTTGCACAAGCAATTTATGCAAGAGATGATGACAGTGATAATGAAGAAGAGAGTGAAGAAGAACAACCAGAGGAGGAAGATGAAGACGTTTCAGAAACTGAAGAGTGATTTAGTAGAAAAGCATCTTACTCCTGCTGAAAAGACAAAGCGGGAAGATATTGCCCAGGCTATTCATCGTGATAATCCTGGCATGCCAATGGC